TTTCAATCCCGACTTTGCGCTACTCCCGTTATCGGCGGCGAGAACCCGGCGCGGTCGTGAGGATCATCTTGGCACGGCCGTGACAGCCTGTCAAGCCGTGGCTTTCTTCATGGGTCGAATCTTTCCGCTCTCGGCGAGCTGCGCCTCGATCGCCGCGCGGTTGATCCGCCAGGTGGCGTCATCCATCGCGGCCACCTCCTCGTCGGTGTAGGTGCGCGTCCCCGGTGGCGTGCTGCGATCAGCGCCGGCGTTCGGGTCTGCGGGCTTGGGGAGCTTGCCGCCAGCTCCGGCTCCGGCTCCGGCTCCGGCTCCGGCTCCGGGCTGTACGACCGGCTCGGGCTTGGCCAGGTAGGGCGCGAGCAGCGGAGAAGGTTTTTCGAGCTGCGCCTTGAACCACGCATCGAACGTCGGTGCGGCCTCGCCCGCCGCGGCCGTCGTCACCGTGTACCGCTCGACGAGAAAGTCGCGCACCTCCGGGTCGTGCAGCCCCGGCCGGTCGCTTCCCCTCATCACGAGATGCGCCGAGAGCCGCGCGTTCTCGACGCGCAGGGCCTCGGCTTCGGTGGCCTTCACCTCCGCCGCGTGCAGCTTCCGTGTGAGCGCGTCGATGCGCGCCTTCACGCCGGGCGTGTCGTCCACCGTGATCGTGCGTTCCGCGGGCTTCGCGGGCGTGCCGGGCTTCGCGGCCGGCTTGCGCCGCAGCGCGCTCCCCTTGGCTGGCTCGGCCATCATGCACCTCCTGCGGCGGCCTCGTCGGCCTCCTCGACGTCATCCTCGGCGAGATCCTCATCGGTCAGCTCGAACGGGTCGATCATCGGGTCGTCCGGCTCGTTCTGCCCGAGCACGATCGCACGTACGCGCGTTCGTTGCTCCGCATTCCAGAATTGCACCTTCGTCCCGAAGTCGAGCATTCGCGCGTCGAGCGCGGATTTGACGTCGTCCTCGCTCCAGCCCTCCGGGTGTTCCACCGGCACGTAGGCATCCTCGGTGCGCGTGACGCGCACCGTCGAGATGACATTGCCATCGCTCGGCTCCGGCGGCGCCATCGGCTGGCCCTCGACGGGCGCGGGACGCGGCTTCATGCGCCTGCTCCATCCGCGGCCGGCTCCTCCATCTCGACGCCGACGGCCGCGGCGCACTCCATGATCGCCGAGGTACACGCCTCGTCGCAGGTGGCGAGCGCTTCCCGCATCGCCTCCGGGTCGTCGATCGCGTCCTGGAGAGCGGTCGCGAGCTCCTCGCAGGCGGCCATGCAGGCGGCCATGCAGGTGTCGGTGGCATCGGTCACGGTCTGGGCGTCGAGAGGCATGATCTACTCCTGGGGAGAGGGTGCGCCGGCAGCGGCGCTGGTGGGTGCAGGGATTGATGACGAGGTCCCTGGTGGCGGCTCCTGACCTGCCGCTCGCAGTCGCGCTCGAGTGCGTGCGATGTCCTCGAGCTTGGTGATCGCCTGCTCGCGCGTCGTCCCCGGATTCCGGCGGATGTAGGCGTCCGCCTCGTCGATGAGCCCGGCCGCGAGCTCGGCTGCGATGGCCTCGAGGTCCGCCTTCCGCTCCTCGGCCGACTCCGTAATCGCCGCGTAGCGCACGCTGTAGTCCTCGGGCGCCTCGGGGAGCATCGTGCCCATGTAGGCATTGGCGAGCATCGCGGCTTTGCTGAGCACGAGCTGGTCGCCCATGAGCATCGCGGGCTGCATGCGCGCCTGCATCTTTCGCAAACCGTCACGCTTCACGATGATTGCATAGCCGGACTGACCTGCGCTTCCGCGCTGCACGTCGGCTGGATCGAGCCCGGCGTACTGCGCCAGCCCAGCCTCGAAACTCTCGATCGCCTCGGCCGAGGTCTTGGGGTCCAGCGTCGGCTGCCACTGGCCCGCGCTCCCCGGTCGGTCCTTCCGGCTCGCGAGCTGGAGGATCGTCTGCGGGTTGAGCTGGATCACGGATTGCCCCGGTCGCCCGCTGCCCTTTGCCGCCTGCGTCCCGACAACGTCGTAGTCCGCGATGTACCGCTGCGGATGGCTCCCGTCGCGCACGCCCATGAGCCACATTGTCCAGAGCGCCGACGCCGTGAGCGTGCCCTCGACGAGCTCCCGCCCGCGGTACGGCTGCCAGAGCTCGTGCCCGACGACCTGGTGGTAGAGCACGTACGGCATGAGCGGCGCCGAGGTGAGCGCGTACGGGTAGTCTCCGCGCGGCTGCCGCTGCTCGTCGAGCCAGTAGTAGTCCGTGACATCGCGACGCTCGCCATCGCGATCGAAGCCGTAGATGCGGAACGTCGGCGCGCTGAGATCGCGCGTGTCCCAAGAGTCGACGGTCCACTCATGGAGGATCTTGCCGTCCTCTACACGTCGGCGCTGCCGTGCCTCCTCCAGATACGCGGGCTGGTCGGGTCGTTCGGGATCGGCGATGCACGTCAGGATGAGGTCGGACGGCACTACCCGATAGCAGATCTTTCCGCCCGTGATGTCGAGCCGCACCAGCGCCTCGTTCATCGCGCGGACGTACAACAGCCGCTGCTGGGCGAGCGGCCAGATCTCGGGCGGCAGGATGGAGTCCAGCGCGGTCGGCTCCATCACGCCGAGGGCGCTCACCGTCGGCGCCTCGTCGTAACTCACACTCGTTTGCGACCAGTAGGCCAGCGCAGGGTTCCGCGACAGCTCGGCCGGAGGCAGGAAGTCCGAGGTCGCCTCGTTGAAAAACGAGTAGTGCCGCTCATCCGCATCCGCCCGCCAGGTGCCGTCGATCAGCCGTCGCCGCAGCGCCGAATGCTGCACCCGCGCCTTGTCGTCATCGTCGAGCGGGGGCGGAGGCGTCGGCAGCATGCCGGGCTATCCTACGTCGCTCGTGACAAGATGGCAAGCGGAGCGCCAACCGGTCATCGCCGGATGACTCGTACGCTGGCCTCGCGGTCGCGGAGCAGCCGGTCGAGGAACGTGTATCGCGCGCCATCGATCGGATCCTTGAGATCCTTCTCCTTGCCCGTGTAGTGCCGTGCGGCGTGCGAGAACGCGACGCAGCTCGTCGCGATCCTCCATCGACCCTCTCGGCATGCGTGGTTAATCGCGGCTTCTCCAGCCGCGACGCTCCCCTTCCCTTTCGGCGGCGTCTCGATCGAGAACGGGCAGGTTGAAACCCCGAGCTCGTCCGCAAACGCATACTCGAGGAACGTGTTGTACTTGGTCCCGGCCCCGATGAGCCCGGCCGAGTTCACGTCGCCGATCCAGTGCGCGATGTCGTAGACCGAGAGCCCTCGCGCTTGCAGCATGCTCAGAATGCCGCTCGCGTGCTCCCGAGGCGTCGCCCCCGCCTTGCCGACGTACTCGCCGAGTAGCGTGTACCGGCGGCCCGAGACGAGCCCGAGGTAGGCCATCTCCTTGCCGTCACCCTCGCCGTGGTCGATGCCGACGCGCAGCTCGTCCTCATCGCCGACGCGGATCTCTTCGTCGTCGTCGATGTAGCAGCTCTCGGAGAACGCCGACAACCGCCGCCCCACGCTCACGCCCTCCCACTCTCCGTTTACGCGTTGCTCGTACTCCCATGGCGAGTACGCTGCGACCTGCGCTTCGATGCTCGCTGCCGACCGGATGATCCGACCGGACGAGGTCGTGCAGTCCGCTTGCGTGAGCCGCGGCCGATGCTGCTCCCATGCTTCCCGAGGTGGCGTCCCGAGCTCGGCATTGCCCTCGATGTGCTCGCGAAACGCACCTGTAGGACGACCGATCGGAGTGAAGTCCATCCAGACCGGACCCTGACTCACGGCCACGCGAGAGATCGCACCACCGAACCGATCGGCTTTCGGCGGCTCGTCGATCCAGAGCCAGCCCACCGAGCCAGACTCCGACGAGATGGCCGAGCCCTCGCCAGAGCGGAAATCCATCACTCGGCCCGCGCGCGTGCGGATCATGTGCCGGCCGTTGGTGATGTAGCCCTGGCCGATGACGTAGTGCGTGGCCTCGTCGAGCAGGTCGTGTGGCTCCAGTTGATGGAGCGCGTCGCAGACGACCGGATACGTCGCCGCGAGGTTCGCGATCATCGCCCAGCCGCTCGCGGCCTCGATGCGCTGCCAGCGATGGATGCCGATCAGGTGCGCCCATGCCTCGTAGGCCGCCGCGAAAGTTTTGCCGATCTTGTTCGGCGCCCGCAAGAGCCGCCGCGGATGCGTCGAGGTGTGGAACGGCAGGAGCGAGACGAGTGGATCATAGCAATAGAACGGGTTGCGCCTGTAGAAGTCGGCGCCCGCCTGAATCGACGCGCTCACTCTCCGGCCTGCTGCTTCCGCCGCGCCGCCTCCAGCAGATGCGGCGGAAAGGCGGCGAGCGCCGCGAGCTGCTCCGCCTCCCACTCAGGCGTGCCTGGGACCGCTGCTGACGAGGGCGCGCGTAGTCGCCGGTCCAGATCCTCGATGGCCGCGCGCTTGTCGAGCAAGATCGCCACCGCCATAGCCGCAGACTGCTGCGATCTGCCTTCTACCGAATCGGGACGCTCGAGGTACTCCAGGCGCCGCAGGATCGACGCGTCGACTCGCGCGACCATCGGCCGCTCGGACGGCTCCCCAATGCCCCAGCGGCCAGGGGCCGCATGCGCGCGCGCGTTTCGTTCGCCATCGAGGATGACCAGTGGTGCAGGTTTCGCCTTCGACTTCCTATCTTTTCGTGCTTTCCCGTGCCGTTTCACGAATACCCATTGCTTTACCCTCGACACGGGGACATCAAAATGCCGCGCCGCTTCCGTCGGGCCAGCATCCTTCGCTTCCATCCATGCGAGGACATCTACTGAGGATGGACCAGGAGCCGGGCGACGTCCCATCTCCTCATCCTAACCGACGCGGGACATCTATTCCCAGACGAACGCGAGGCAGCCATCCATGTTCGCATTCGTCCCGACGCTCAGGTACGCGCCCTGCGCGTCCGTGATGACCACCTCCGCGCTCGTGCTGCTGTCCCCCGGCAGGAGTTCCCACGATGCTCCTCCCTCGCGGCGCATCCAGATGATCACGGGAGCCGGTGCATCGAGGTCCAGGCGCCAGAGACCATCCTCATAGACGCACTCCTGCTCGGTCCACCCAGGGGCCTCGGTGCTCGTCGCGGGATCATCGATTCCGGAGGCGTGGCTGGAGGCGCAGGCGGTGAGGAGCACGAGCATCGCCCGACAGCGTACCTCAGTCGCGTGGCCATGTCATCTGGCCGCCCTACTCGCGGCGCGCGCGCTCCTCGGCAGACAGCATCTTGGCGCGCGCCGCGCACTCCGCGCTCAACGGCCGCAGCGGTCGGCGCATTCAATACAAAAAAGCAAAGTTGCCTATCGCGCCGATCGCGCCATTACACGCGTGGGGGAAAATTGCGTGGCGGTGGTAGCCGCCGCCGCACGAAAAGAGGCTTCAAGTTAGGTCAAGAACCGTGCCAGCCTCTTTCTTAAGCATTCTTGCTTCGCGCCGATCGCGCCAATTGTGAGGTTCTACGGTGACGACGTGGTAGCCGCCGCCGCGTAATTTCCCCCATACGCGCGATAGGCGCGATTGGCGATCGGGGGTGTGGTGATCCGCACCTGGGTCGGCCGTCCGGCGTCGCTGGCTGTCGCCCATGGGCGATGCAGCGCTGGCGCTCAGCCGATGGGGGCGTAGCCGAGGACCTGGCTCATCCAGTCCCGCTCATCTCCACGCAGGACGAGGAGCCGGTCCTGGGTGCGGGTGATGCCGACGTACATGACGCGGCGGTCCTCATCTCGGGCCGCATCGTCGCCGCTGCGCCCCCAGGCGCCCGAGCACTTCCGAACGTCGAGCACGACCATGTCGGCCTCGCGCCCCTTGGCTCCGTGGCAGGTGATGACGCGCACGCGGGCGGCGATGGCGAACATGGCGACCTCGCCGCCGTAGATGATCGTCCAGTCGCGGACGGTGAGGAGGGCACCGACATCGATCCGCGACTCCAGGGTGACGCGCTGCCACCATCGCTCATCTGGATCTTCCCAGGCGGCGACGAGCCGATCGACGGCGATGCCTCCGTCGATGAGGTGGCGGCGATCGACTCGTCTCGTCTGGGAGCGGAGCCACGTCACGAGCTGCCCCTTTCCGCGGCCGATGACGGCCTCTGAGCCAGAGCGGAGCCCTTCGACGAGGATTCGGGCGTCCCTCGCCTCTGGCGCGCCTGTAGGGGCGCACAGTGCCTGCATCGCGCGGACGACGCGGAGCATGGACGAAGGGCTCTCGCTGGTGGCGCCGAGCACGCGCCGCCCCCGTTCGGCGATGTGGGGGATGTCGGCCGCAGTGAGGTCGCCCACAGCCTGAGAGCAGCCTGCGTTGCTGCGGCTGAGGATGAATACGGTGCGGCCGGCCTGCGCCTCGTCGAGCACCTCAGCCATCACGAGATCTACGTCGGCCGATTCCGCGACCTCGCCGTCGCGCTCCGCGGGCAGATAGGGCGCGTCGACGCGGTCGCTTACCTCCAAGATGACGCGACGCGCAAGAGCATGGGGACGCCGAGGAACGCGCCAGGAGCGCGCGAGCCGGCGCGCCGGGAGATCGTCACGGAGCCAGCGGAGGAGGCGGCGGCCATCCGCGCCGCTCCAGCCGTAGATCGACTGGTCCGGATCGCCGACGAGGAGGAGTCGGCGGGCATCGGACGCCCACCGGTCTACGAGTGCCCACTGGAGCGGCGTGAGATCCTGGGCCTCGTCGATGGCGAGCAGATCGAGCGACCGAGGTGACCCGCTGACGAGGGCGTATTCGAGGACGTCGGTGAAGTCTGGCCGGAGGAGCCGGCCATCCTCGTAGCGCCCGTCCCGGTCGGCGCGGACCATGGCGACGGCATCCTCGAGCCTCGGTCCATGGAGCAGCCGCGAGAGTCGATCCCGGATCGGCTTGCCGATGTCCTCTGGCCAGCGCTGCCGCACGCCATCCCACGCCGAGGTCGCGGATCGGTCGTCCTCCTCCCGCACGCGGAGCAGGTAGTTGTCCTCCTCCTCGTCGTGAGCCTCGACGCGCACCGCCGCCTGTTTGTCCGTCGAGAGGAATCCGGCGTCCGAGCATCGCCTCCACGCCTCGCTGTGGATCGTCGAGAGGGTGGAGAGCCACCGCTCCTCGTTGGTCGCCGTGGCCGCGCCGACGCGTCGCCGGAGCTCACTTGCGGCGGCGCGCGTGAAGCTGGTCACGAGCACCTCGGCGCGCTCGTCGAGCATGTCGAGCACATAGGCGTCGAGGATCGTGCGCGTCTTTCCGGTGCCGGGTGGGCCGACGAGCAGAAGCCTGTCGGTGCCGCCCGGCCATGGATCGTCCGCCGTCCAGGCCTCGATCACAGCGCCGCCGCCTTCCTCGCCCACACGCGGATGTAGCTGTCCCCGAAGCGCCAGTCGGCCGCATGGAGCCCGAGAGCGAGGCACGCGCGCCGCAGCGCAATCCGCCCGACGGTGCCGCACTCCGCACGCAGCCGGCGGACGATCTGCCCTCGCGGCCAGCCGACGAGGTCATCCTGCCGGATCGCCACGATGCCGCGAGGGAACGGATCATCCTCGCTTGGCTCCCACCAGGGAGCGGTCTCGAGGATGTCAGCGATGACGTCGCGCACCTCGACGGCCTCGCTCCCGAGCGCCTCCATGGGCACGACCTCTGCCCCCTCGATCGCGAGGCGGAGGACCGCCAGCCACTGCTTGGCCTGGGATTTTGTGAGCGGGGGCAGCACCATCCGCGCGTCCATCGCGATCGGTCGGAGGTGCTCCCAGGTCAGCAGATCCTCCGCGCGGAGGTCGCGGAGCGTGACGGTGCGGGCGTCATCTGCGATGGTGGCGTCGTAGCGGGTCGCAGTGCCGATGTCGGAGCGCATGAGCAGGGACACGATCGAGACCGGTACTGGCGGCGCATCGCCACCATCCTGCGCGCCATCGAGCCGTCGTAGCAGTCGCCGTCGGATTTTTTCAGGCAGCACGCCCGGCGACGCCGAGGTGCCGACCGGGAGCGCCAGCCCCTCGTCGTAGGCCGACAGCAGGTGATCTGGCACCAGGCATCGGCCGAGGTCCGCGACCTGACGCCTCGCCGCATGCGCGCCCAGCCAACGAGCATCCTGCGCTGTCCAATCCGGCTCGGCCTCCATGCCCCCGCCCGGCCCCGGGTCGTCAGGATGGCGCTGCGGCGGAAAGCCGAGGACGTTGTCGTCATTCACGATCGGCCCGTTGTGGTGGCGCTTTCGCACTCTGCGCAGGTGGTTCCTGTCCATGCGGAGGCGTCGTGATGGCACGGGAGCGAGGGCACATCGAGATCCGGCCGCGGCCCGAGCTCGTGGAGGGCGACGACGAGGAGGCCGTAGAGCTGGCCTCGTCCGGCCTCCTGGCGGATGGCGTCGGTGAGGAGCAGGCGCGCTGAGTCGGACAGCAGCCGTCGGATGAGCGGGTCACGCTCGCCGGCATGCTCGACGCGAGCCCATTGGAGGAGCCCGGACCGGAGAGCGTCGTAGCGGTGGGACGGCGGGCAGAGCAGGGTCAATGCGACAAAGGTGGGGGATCGCGCCTTCACGCCGACTCCCGCTGGCGGGTCTTGGCGACCAGGTCGTAGAGGTCGAGGCGCTGGCCAGCGGAGAGGCCGAGAGCATCCGCGAGGCCGGCGATCGACTCCAGGGAGGGAATGCGAGCGCCGGTCTCCCAGCGGCTGAGGGCGGCGTCCGTGACGGGAAAGCCGGCCGCACTGAGATGCTCAGCGAATGCGAGGATGCTCCTCGCGCCTCGCTGGCGACGCAGCCACTCTTGCAAATCCATCCTACCCGTCTACCATCTGGTAGAGGCCGGAGTCAAGCCGGGCCGATCGCTTTTTTCAGGCCCTCATAAAACCGCTTCAGCCGCGGCGTTTCTGCGATGTCCTCGATCGGTCCTTTGCCGGCGCCGTACGGGTCGCAGCCCCGGACGCGCCAGCGGCCGTCGGTCAAGAGGCCGAGCACGCGGTAGTGGCGATTGCCCTCATGGAGGACGAGGCCGGCGCCGAAGGGCCAGCCGCCGACGCGGACGACCTCGACGGCGATGGGCGGGGCGAAGAGCGGCTGCTGGTCAGCCACGCGCGATCGCGACGACCTGTCGAGTTGTTTCCGGATCGGAAAGGGCTGCCAGCGACGCCCAGGAGCCCGCGAGGACGGCGGGGTTCATCGTGACACTCGCGACGCCCACGGTCGGCTCATCCCACCAGCCGCACGACGCCATCCTCGATGACGACCTTCCCCCTGTCGCGCCAGTAGCGGAGCCGGACGCGCAGTCTCCACGGCGGCATCTCGTACCGGCGGGCGAGCTCGACGAGATCCACCGGCGCCTCGGCCTCGAGGATGGCGAGCCAGTCAGTACCGCCCCCAGGAATGGGCCGGAGCCTCGGCCCCGTCGGGCTCGTCCGTTTCTTTTTTGGCGCGCCGGGCGCCGGATCTCCGGGGGCCCATCCAGGAGACCAATCCAACGCGCCGGAGATGTTCACCGCTGCCCCCAGAGCGCGAGACAGGCGGCGTCGGCAAGTCCGTCATGCGGTTTGCGCATCGCGCCCGGGGTGAGGTCGAGGCCGGGACACGCCTGCCGGGCCCAGGAGATCGCGCGCTGTTTTCCGTCGCCGGCAACGCCCTGGAGGAGATCACGCATCCAGCCAG